TGGCAAAGCTCACGCCACAAGAGCAGGTGAAGTGGGGCAAGAAGGTCGCTGCTGAACAGTGGTCATGCCGACAACTGAAACAGGCGCTCCGCGCCGAGGATGCGAATGCGGTGCAGATGCAGCCCTGCGTGCTGGTGCGCTGTAAGAACGCCAACCAAGTCCATGACGTTGAGGCATGGGCGCACAAGCAAGGCTTGGACTACGACCTGTGCGACCGCGCAATCAAAGGCAAGCCACTCATTGAGGTACTCGCGGAATGATCGGCTTCCCGAAACCGAAATCACGCAAGTCTGAACGTCGCAAGGTCAAACGCGATGAGCGGTTATGGATTTCGCAAGTGCGAGAGGATGTGGTTGAGCGCGATGGTCATGGTTGTCGAGCCTGTCGCGCTCATCCAGTCACCGCTTCGACTTCAGGCTATATGCACATGCACGAAATCATCTTTCGGTCTGCCACCTTGGGGTTGCCTATCGAGGAGCGGGTTAACACACGCCTCTCGGTGTTGCTCTGCGATAGCTGCCACCGGGATGTTCATGCGTATCGTTTAAAGATTGACATGGAAGATGAGGAACGAGGTGCTGATGGTGTCCTTACGTTTCACCGAACGTCTACGTCTTAAGCAGCGATGGCGACAGGCATGGTCGGGTTTCAAAACGCTTGGCCTCTACCGAATGATTCAGGAATGGCTCTGGTGGCGTCGGCTCTCACCAGCGCAACGCTATCTCTATGAGGCACGCATGAGCGATGACTGGATTATCAGGAATCAAAGGCAATGAATATTCTCTTGACTGGTGCAACTGGCACCTTCGGTCAGGCGTTTCTTGACTACGCCCTGACGCACGACAAGTGTTCCCGGCTGGCTGCGTTTGCCAGATCGGAATCTCGACTCGCGTTGCTGACCGAGCAATACAAAGACTTCGATGCCTATCGTCCATTCCTTGGGGATGTGCGTGACGAGGAACGCTTGCGCGATGCCTGTCGAGGGATGGATGTTGTGGTTCATGCTGCTGCATTGAAGCGTGTGGATGACGGAGCCTACAACCCACTGGAGATGCATAAGACGAATGTGCAGGGCAGTATCAATGTGGCGAATGCTGCGCGGAGTAGTCATGTCGATAAGGTCTTACTGCTGTCCTCAGACAAAGCTGTCGCAGCGATCAACACCTACGGGGGCAGTAAGTATCAGGCCGAGAATTGTCTGCGAGAACTCAACAGCCACTCGGCTCCACAGGGCACGATCATGTCAGCGGTGCGGTATGGGAACGTACTGGCTTCAACGGGCAGCGTGCTGACGATCTGGTCACGCCAGCAGAAACGCGATGAGCCGTTGACGATGACCGATAGCTCAATGACGCGGTTCTGGATGACTCCAACTCAAGCCGTGGAGCATGTGTTCCGGTCGCTGCGGTTGATGCGTGGCGGCGAAGTGTTTATTCCCTCGCTGCGTAGCTCCACATTGGAAACCTTGGCACGAGCGTATGCACCACAGGCTGACCTGATCGAAACCGGCAAGCGTCCCGGCGGTGAGAAACCGCATGAAGTGTTGATCAACGAGGACGAGCAGGAACGCGCTCTTGCACAGGATGGCGTGGTGGTCATTCCCCCAGCAATCTCGCCGTGGACAACGCACCGCTGGAAGGATGATGGGTCAGTGAAGATTCCGAACCCGTATGCCAGCAATGCGCCAGAGCTTTGCACGTATACCGCGCCAGAACTTCACAACGTAATCGTGGACTGTCTTCATGCAGCCATTCCCACATCTTGATAAGCGTCTGCGTGTCGCGGTTATCGGGCTAGGCTCGATGGGGCAGCGGTATGCAAGATTCTTCACTTCACTGATGCGTCAAGGCGAAGATGACCATCCGCTTTGTCCAGCGATCTATGGTTGTGATTCTCGTGAGGAAGCATTTAATGAGCAGACGGGCTGGCAATATCTGTCAGTTGAGGAACTTGTGGAAAAAGTCTCTCCGACCGTGGCAGTCATTGCCGTGCCAGCCTCAGAACATTTGAAGGTGCTGCGAATTATTCGTGATGCTGCTCCTGACTGCGCGGTGCTGATGGAGAAGCCGTTAAGTGACCATGCGCTCAGTGATGCGGAAGTGCGTTGGTGTCGCAGCTTGGAGGGCGTGATTGGAGTGGGCTACAACTGGCGGTTGCATCCGTTTGCGAAGCACCTCTGGACGATACGCGAGTCCATCAGCAACCTGACGCTCTACGTGGCGCAAGACATGCGTGAGTGGCCGGGTCAGAGATACGGTGATCCGCTGCGTGAGTTTTCGCATGAGCTTGACTTGGTGCAATACCTGACCAGCGACCCCGTGCTGACGCAATCCGCGTTTGAGGCTGATGGCACTGGCAGAAGGATACGGTATGTGCTGAACGGCACGCATCAGCGTGGCAATTGGCGCGTCTATATCTTGCCGTTTCATCAACCGTCTGGGCGCTGGGTGCGCGTGCAGATGACGGATGGCGCAGTCGTGTTCAAGCATTGGGATCAAGCTCCCGACATTATCGAAGGCATGTATTGCCAACAGGCACGCCAACTGCTCGACGCATATCTGCATGGCGGTTCGTCTGATGACCTCAGTTGTTCGCTAGACGATGCCTTGCACACAACACGCTTACTGGACGAGGCCGAAAGGCGATGTCAACAGCAGCCATGACCTACGTCATTGCGGAAGCTGGTTCATGCGGTGATGCACAACTGCCGAAGATGCTGTCTCTGATCGATGATGCCAAGGCGGTGAAAGCCGACGCGGTGAAGTTCCAGTGGACGAGCGATGCACGGGTAATGGCACTAGGGCGTGGTCGAGCCAAGCGCGACGGGTATGAGTCAGTCTACCGGCATTATCTTCAGTGGCCTTACGAGTGGCACGATGAGCTTGCTTCGCATTGCGACTCAGTCGGCATTGACTATCTTTGCACCGTCTATTTGGCTGATGACATCAAAGCGGTGTCGGAGTATGTAAGTGCGTTCAAGGTGGCGAGTTTTGAGGCGCAGGACTTCGACTTTATTCAAGCGCACGCTAGGGAGTGTTGCTCTCGACCGTTGTTTATCAGCACCGGCATGTGTTCCAAACGCGAGATCAATCGCTTGTGGCGAGAGGCGGTGTTACCTCACGGCTTAGAGAATTGCGTCAAGCTGTTGCATTGCGTGAGTGCGTATCCTGCGCCCTTCAACGAGTTGAATCTGCGCGTGCTGCGTCCTAAACGATACGGCCTCTGGAAGTTTGCAGGGTTCAGTGACCACTCGTTGCCAGCCCTCACGCATTCGGGCGCATTGGCGGTGGTTGCCGGGGCTGAGATTATCGAAGCGCATCTGCGAAACGATGACACGAACAAAGATAATCCTGACTACGACCATGCGATGACCACCGACCAATTCTTGGCCTATGTCGCGCAGATTCGGATGGTCGAGAAGGCACTTGGCACGGGGAAGAAGGAAAGACAGACATGCGAAGCCGAGATGACTCAGTATCGTGTCGCACCGTAACGCTGCGACCGGCGACGATTGACGATGCTCCGCTGGTGTTTGAGTGGCGCAATGATCCTGATATTCAGGCGATCTCGGGAACCACTACAGAGTTAAAGATGCACGACCATTTGAAATGGTTTGCTGCGCGATTGCAGGAGTCTCATGCGGAGTCGATTTACATGGTGGAAGGCAGTCACGCCGGGACAATCGGAACCGCGAGAATTCTCCAAGACGGACAGACTCATGCACGAATTAGCCTAACCGTTGCCCCTGAGTATCGAGGCCGGGGCATCGGTCGAAAGGTCATCAGGCTGTTGACAAAGAAGATCGAGGAGATGGATCGGATCGCTGTGGCACGGGTGCATACCGAGAACCTGACCTCACTGTATGCATTCATGGCAGTCGGGTTTCATGTCATTGCGCTTGAAGGGAAGTTCGTTGAGCTTCATGCGGAGAAGCAGTGACAAGTATCGTGTCGAGGCGAGAAACGAATGGGCTGGACTGGAATTGGTTTGTTGATACTCACGAACTTGGCTGCTGGTGGCAGCGACAGGAGTGGCTTGATTACTGTATGGCCTATGACCCCACAGCGACGGACTTATCATTCGCCGTAGTCGAGGATGATCGCATCGTGGGCATCTGTCCTGCGCTTGAACGTGAAGGCCAAGTGCGAATGGGCGATGACCCGTGCGCTGGCCTGTTGGTGCAGTCAGAATATTGTGCGGTGCTGCTGAGTGCGATGCAGGAACGGCTAGCTGGCTTGTCGTGCGCGTGGCGATGGAATTGCTATCCGTTTCGGAGCGAGATGGTATTGTGCGGTGCTGCTGAGTGCGATGCAGGAACGGCTAGCTGGCCTGTCGTGCGCGTGGCGATGGAATCGCTATCCGTTTCGGAGCGAGATGGTGACGGCAGTTGCGTGCTTGCCACATTTTACGCGGTCATCGTGGCAAACCTCTATCGTGTCGCTGGATCGGCCTCATCGATGGAAGGCTATTCGCAAAAGCTATCGCAGCCTCATTCACAAAGCGCAACGAGACTGTGATCTGGAATGGGGAACGACCTACTGGCCTTACTATGAAGCCTGTCATCGACAGACCGCGACTCGCCCACGCAGCGATGCGACGTATCGGCATCAGGAGCAATGGGTCAAGGATGGCTTCGCACAAGTCTTTGTCGCGTTCCCGAAAGACCGCACGCCTGACTGTCCACTTGCTGCCTCGCTGGTCATTGAATACAAAGGCCACGGCTACTATGCATCAGGGCCGAGTATGCAGAAGAACCTGCAACACGCTCTGCAATGGCTGGCGATGGAATCGTTGACCAAGCGTGGGTTGGACACCTACGAGCTTGGATGGATTGATCGGCATGGGAAAGATGACTCGATTGGCTTTTTCAAGCGAGGCTTCGGTGGCTTTCTCTGGACGGTTGATATGGTGGAAGGAGTAATCGCTGCATGACGAAGAAGCGTACAAGCACCGCACTCAGCACCACGGTTCTCAGGGATGGCGTGGTCAAAGCCCTCAACGACTCCCGGCAGCGTTTGGCGATTGCCGTGACCATCCCACAGCACAAGGTCATTGCTGACTTGGCTTCCGCGCAGGAAGTGTTCGCCACTCGGCAGCGACTGGGCGAAGACGTGATCGGTTATGCCTATTCGATCAAGATCGACGCGCTGGCTGGACTTGGCGAGTTGATGGAGCAAGCACCGAAGGCGACTGGCACGAGAGGGCAACTGAAAGGGCGTGGAGTTATTGGCGGGTTGCACCACAACCCGCCAATAAAGACCTTCCCAACGCTTGCAGAGCAGGGCGTTGACAAGCAGACAGCCCATCTTGCTCGTAAGCTGGCTGCGCTCACCGACGTGGAGCGCAACGCGGTCAAAGCCAGAGACAAGACGCTGGCTGAAGTCTCGCGCACGAAAACAGCCGAAGCCAGATCGGTGCGCCTGTCGTTGCCTGATGCCAAGTATCGGTTGATCTACGCCGACCCACCGTGGGCGTATCGCGACGGCGTTGGTGTTGCTGGGTCGGTGCAATGTGGCCCCGGTGCTGCGATGAAGTACCCCACCATGTCGATTGCGGAGTTATGCGATCTGAACGTCAAGGACATCTGTGATGACGATGCGGTCTTATTCTTATGGGTTACGTCACCGCTGCTGTTTGAGTGCCAGCCGGTCATCAAGGCGTGGGGGTTTTCTTATCGTGCGTCGTTTATCTGGGACAAGGTCAAGCACAACCACGGTCACTACAACAGCGTGCGCCATGAGTTCCTGCTGGTCTGCGTGCGTGGCTCAGGCGTGCCAGATGTGCCGACACAACACGATTCGGTGCAGGTCATCGAGCGCACCGGACACAGCGAGAAGCCTGAACGCTTCCGCGAATTGATTGACGAAATGTATCCAACCGGCAAGCGCATTGAACTCTTTGCGCGAAGGCCACCGCGCTTACCGTGGCAGGGATGGGGCAATGAGCTTTGAGTCTGACTTGTCGGGTGGCGAGGACTACGAACGTTATTTGATAGATCGGTTCGCTGCCGAGGGAACCCATATCGTGCGATACGACACGCGATCCGACCAACTGGCCTATGGCGATCTCAGGCTAGGTCTACACGGTGATGGCAACGATGGCGTGGAGGTCAAGTATGACCGACTATTTCATCGGACTGGCAACTTTTTCATCGAGATCGCAGCGAAGCATCGAGCAACCGACTCGCGCTATATCCCCGGCGGTCTTAACGCCTCAGCGAACTGGTCGAGGTTCTGGATCGGAGACTATCGTGATCTGCGGATCTTTTATCGACAAGATCTGGTTCAAGTGCTAGAAAGCGACGAGTGTCAGGTGTTCGAGATTGCAGGACGTACGAGTCTTGGATTTCTGTTGTCGGCGCAGCAGATCGACTGCCTCGCAGTAGACCGTCGGCATTGGCCTGATCGTCAGCCTCTTGGAGCGAGGTTATGAACACGCCCCGTGTTGTTGCCATCATTCAGGCTCGACTGGGGAGTACGCGCTTTCCTCGCAAGGCATTGGCGCAGTTAGACGGTCGCCCACTCATCACGCATGTCATCGAGCGCGTGAAGCAAGTGCCAGCGATAGACTGTATCGCGGTGGCAGTGCCGACTACGGACTTCGCGTTGATTCGCGTCCTGCGTGAGTGCGCGGTGAAGATTGTCTTGGGGCCAGAGCATGATGTGTTGCAGCGGTATTGGATGACGGCCTTGGTGCATCGTGCCGAGGTGATCATGCGCGTCACGGCTGACTGCCCGTTATGGTCACCAGCAGCCGGGGCAGGGGTGCTGCACGCGTACCTGACTGATACTGAGCAGCGTCCGTTCTGGTCAAACGATACGCAGACCACCGGCTGGGCTGATGGCACGGATGTGGAAGTCTTCTCGCGTGAGTTACTGATTCGCGCTCGACATGCACGGGCGACCATGAGTGCCAGCGACTGTGAGCATGTCACGACATGGATGCGCCGGTTGCTGGGTAAGCGGTGTGGTATCTACAAGCGAATGCATGATGAGGCCAGCAGTATCAAGCTCTCGGTCGATACGCCAGAAGACTTAGAGCGCGTGCGGATGCTTTCCCCACGCCTTGCCTTGATAGCGAACGATCCGTGGGGGCGACCCAAGCCGTTTGATAAAGATGACTACTTGGCTCCATCGCGCTAGGGCGGTGACTCCCGGCGCATCGCAGACCTCAAGCCGTCGCCACGGCAAGGTTGGCACTGGCTTCTATCCTGCGTTTGCGACCGGGGGCAGCGGTGCGTATCTTCAGTTGGACGATGGAGGCACGGCGATAGACTTGGCTGGAGCGAATGCGACGGTGCCACTAGGCTACAACCATGCAGCCGTGCTTACTGCGGTGCTGAAACAGGTGGGGCAAGCTGGGAGTCTCTCACTGCCCACCTATCTGGAAGTGGAAGCCTCAGAGCGTCTGGTTGATCTGTTGCCGTTCCCGGCGAAGGTGCGTTGGGTCAGAACCGGCAGTGAAGCGGTAAGCGCAGCCGTAGCTATCGCACAGCATGTTACCGGTCGAAGAATGGTTGGCGTATTTGATGGCAGCTATCACGGCTGGCATCCGTGGACGAGACAGTCACTTACATTGCACGCTGATGACATTAACCACAAGATGTTTCGGTCACTGGCTGCGGTCATTGTCGAGTCACCACGCTGGAAGCTGGTTGACGCTGACGATGCTAATCGATTAGCAGCCCTGCGAACTGCGTGCGAGGCTTCAGGGGCGTTGCTGGTCTACGACGATATTGTGTATGGGTTTCGCTTTCATCGCGCAGGACTGCAAGGCTCGACCGATGTACGTCCCGATCTGGCGTGCTTCAGCAAAGCCTTGGGCAACGGGTTTCCGGTCGCGTGCGTAGCTGGTGAGCCTGACCTGATGGAGCAGGGAAGTTATGTAGTCAGTTCGACGTTCGGCGGTGAGACAATCGGGCTGGCTGCTGCCAACGCGGTGCTGACGCTGCATCAGACTGAGGACATCTGTGGACGGTTGCAGCATTTAGGCGTGGTGCTACAAGACCGGCTTCGCACGGTCTTGATGAATACGTCGATCACACTGGTGGGCACGCCCCAGCACTTCCGCTTTGAAGCCCCGACAGAACCGATCCTCGACCGCTTCCTTAACCTGTGCATCGGGCTGGAGACTGATGCGCTGCGTGTCGAGCAAGGAGCCGAGCGCGTCTTAATTCACAGGGATGCGAATAATATCAACTGCTGTATCACCGCAGGAATGGCTGACCAGATCGCGCACACGGTGACGTTGGCATCTCGACAGGCGAGACTCTAGGAGAACCACATGGCAAAGAAGCCCACGCACATCAAGCACCTCGTTCCTGATCCGCACAACCGGAGAAAACACACGCCACGCAACGTGGGGATGATTGTCGATGCGTTGCAGAAGGTCGGCGCAGCACGGTCGATTGTCATCGATGAGAAGAACGAAGTGCTGGCCGGGAATGCGACATTGGAAGCCGCCGCCGAAGCGGGGCTGACCAAGGTGAAGGTGGTCGAGGCTGATGGCACCGAGGTGGTGGCAGTACGGCGCACCGGACTCAGCGATGACCAGAAGCGCGACCTCGCCCTGTATGACAACCGCGCAGCAGAACTGGCTGAGTGGGATGTCGAGCAACTGATGCAGGATGTTGAGGCCGGGGTTGATCTGTCAGGGTTCTTTTCCGATGATGAATTAAAATCATTAGAAGATGCTATGCCTATCTCCCCTGATGAGTTTGCCGAAGTCGATGAGACACTTTCTATTGAGCATCACTGTCCAAAATGTGGCTATGAGTGGAGTGGTAAGTCATGAAGGCCATAATGACTTATCGTGTGCCAACTGTATCCGCAATTCGACAGATTCCATCGAACGGCTTAAAGGTGGTTTCAACATTCTCCGGTGGCGGTGGAACATGTCTCGGCATGACCTTGGCTGGATACGATGTCGTCTGGGCGAACGACTGTGATCCACATGCACGAGAGACCTATACGGCCAACCTCGGCAAGCCGATTGACGGACGTCTTCTCAATGATGTGACCGCTGCGGATATTCTGTCTGAGACAGGTTTGAAGGAAGGCGAACTCGATCTCTTCGAGGGGTCGCCACCCTGCACGAAGTTCTCGACAGCGGGACGTCGTCAGAAGGGATGGAACCGGAAAGAGATCCACGCTGGCACGGTGCAAGCCAATACTGAGGACTTGTTCTTCGAGTGGCTACGACTGGCACGAGGTCTCCGCCCCAAGGTATTCGTGGCTGAGAACGTCGCGGGTCTGGTGAAGGGTGTCGCGAAGGGATACTTCAAGGACATTCTCAAAGAGATGAAGTCATTGGGATACCAGGTCACTGCCAGACTGCTTGACGCGCAGTGGCTTGGTGTGCCACAACGACGCAATCGCATCATCTTCATCGGAGTACGAGACGACCTGTCACGAATGCCGGTCTTTCCCGCACCATTGCCACGTCAGTGGACCGTACGGCAAGCCATTGGCGACCTGTTGATGTCGTCATCGTTTACGCTCAAGGATCAGCCGTCATCATTTGACCTTCGGAAAGCGCACCATTATCACCGATGAACCTTCATCAATGATTATCGCTAGCGCACAGAATGTTGATGTCTTGATGTCCGGACACATTCAAATGAAGTTACCACAGAATACATCTCGACATTCTCTGGATGCGCCATCACCGACCGTGCAAGCTGCTGGATTTGATAATGCCAACATGACGACACAACATACGCTTGAGGTAGATTTCAATGACGGCTACAAGTCTGCGCATCCATCAATGCCGAAGGCGATGCTTCAGAGAAGCGTCGCTATGTTCGGTGAGGAGAGTCCACGTGAATACTCACTCGAAACACCAGCCACCCTTCTCTCGGAAGGACCGAACGGCGCACAGGGTCAGCTACGATACAAAACCATCCGGAGACATCTCACCATTCCAGAGGTTAAACGCCTCTGTTCGTTTCCTGATGACTATGTGCTGACGGGATCGTTCGGCAAGCAATGGGCGCGACTGGGGAATGCCGTGCCTCCAATGATGGCGTATCATATCGCTCGTGCTATTCGCACTGGAATCTTTCGGCGTGGACCATGCGGACGTGTACTCTAATATTGCCAAGAAACTCATCGATGTCTATACTTCTCAAAATCTATTCTTCATGCCGTCAGCCGTTCAGCCCACAGACTTCCACGGTAAGTTCACGACTGTCATAGGGTTGTGACGTCGTAGTGAATGTGCCATAGTCCAGAAACAGGGCTCAGCTCACTATATTTAGACAACAAAAAAGGGCTGCATTCATTGTGGTTACGGTCGACGGCCTCAGATGCCTCTGTAAGCCCGTAGGATGCGCTGTAGCGAGACTTTATGAGTTAGCCATAGCCAAGCAAGGAATCGGGATTAAGTATGGGCAGACCGAAGGGGAGTAAGAATAAGATCAAGGACAACTGGAAACCGGTCTTCCTTGCAGCCATGCGCTCGTATCCTGTGGTGCGAGTCGCGTGTGAGCAAGCTGGCATCAGTCGTGCCTTGGCGTATCAGCACCGTGTGAGCGACCCGACGTTTGCACTGGCATGGACTGAGGCCAAGGATGATGGCATTGATGTCTTAGAAGCCTCACTGCATAAGCGTGCGAGGGAGAAGGACACACTCGCTGCCATTTTTCTGCTGAAGCATTTACG